TAGCCGCACAGGAGGTTTAACCTATGGCCGTAACTTACACTTGGACTATCCCCACCTGCGAACACGACATCGCAACAGGTGGAATTAACGTAGTACACTGGCGCTGCACAGGCGTTGACGGAGATCACTCTGCGTCATCCTATGGCACAGTGGGCTTAACACCTGACCCATCTGCCGCTGACTTCGTTGCGTATGATGACGTGACTGAAGCACAGGCGCAGGGCTGGGTCTGGGGTAGTGTATCACAGGCTGATACGGAAGCTGCTATCGCTGCAAAGATTGACGCATTAATTAACCCAACCGAAGCCTCGGGAACACCTTGGGCTTAACTTAAAAGGAGATCGACATGACAACTGAAGACAAAAAGGTTATCATCACGATTAACGAAGTAGACTACACAGAAGACCAATTAACTGATGCACAGAAACTAATGATTAACCACATTAACTCTCTGCAACAGAAGATCAACTCAGCAGAGTTTAACTTAGATCAGCTTAAGGTCGGTAAGCAAGCCTTTGTTGATATGCTTACAGCTTCAACCGAAGATACACCAGAAGAAGAGTAATAAGGTAGGTTCTAATGTCCCGTGATCTAAGTAACATTACAATAGAGAGTATCTCTGAGGATGTCGTATATCCATTCTTTGCGACAGAGCTAAGGTTTGACGATAACATCATTCGTATGTGGACAGGTCAGGGGACATTAGTTCTCGAAGATGGGACTGAGTGGATTGGCCTTGGTCAACTCTTAAGTATATCCTCCGTCGAAGAGACCTCAGAGATGTCCGTAAAGGGTGCTACAATTACCCTCAGCGGTATTCCCTCAAATCTACTATCTTTAGCCCTGAGTACCCCATACCAAGGTCGTATCGCTAAGATTTACTTTGGTACATTCCAGCAGGGTAGCATACTCCAAGAGACAGGTAACTACATTCTCCTAGAGGGTGGCGGTAGAATTAACCTTGAGAGTATGTCTACGGGCTTTAACGAGCTCTTCTCAGGTTACATGGATCAGATGAACATCGAAGAAGCTGGAGATACAGCTACTATCGAGATGGCTGTTGAGAACAAACTTATTGACCTTGAGAGAGCTAGAGTAGCTCGGTTTACCTCTGGTTATCAGAAGTCAGTTTACCCCGGTGATCTTGGGTGTGACTTTATTGAAGACCTACAGGACAAGAAGATTTCTTGGGGTCGGGCAGAAAGTAATGGTTAAGTATCAACAAGAGTTTCTAAGCCTTGTGGAAGATGAAGTTGCCCCCTTAGCTATACTTGAGTGGGACGAGTCAGGTCATCCTACACAAGAGCTTCATATAAACTGGGATGAGTACTTTCGTTTAGAGGAAGCTGGACATCTTAAGTTCTTCACCGCTAGAAAAGATGGACTATTGATTGGGTACTTTGTAGTTCTTGTCGTAGCGCCTTTGACATCTAAGTTTGATCCTATGGGTGTGTACGATGCAGTGTATGTCCATAAAGACTACAGAAAGTCTACAGTTGGCAAACGACTGTTTAAGTTCGTAGAGACTTGCATGAAAGAAGATGGAATCTATAGAGTTCTCGCGTCTTCATCTGCAAAGAACCCCATTGGAAACTTTCTTACTCGCATGGGATACCATGAGATAGAAACCAAATACGAGAAGGTATTATAATATGGTTGTCTTTACTGCTGTTGCAGTCGGCACGTTAACCGCATTTGGGGTCTCTGCCGCAACTATTGCTGGTATGAGTGCTTTGACACTTATTGCTATTGGTGTTGCCACACAAGTAGTCCTTGGTGCAGCCATGAGGGCACTTATGCCTAAGCCTTCCCTTGGTGGAGCTAACCGTGGCTATCAAACTACAGTTATTGGCACAGCACTAGACCATCAGATTATCTATGGTAAAATGCGTGTTGGTGGCGCTCGTATATACGATGAAGCCACAGGTCAGAATAACAAGTACCTACATCGTGTTGTTGCTGTCGCTGGACATGAGATACAGTCCTTTGATGAAATCTACATCAACGATGAGGTTGTAACACTAGACGGTAGCGGAAATGTTACCTCCCCAAGTAAGTACAACGGTAAAGTCCGTATCAAGTTACACTTGGGTTCACCAAATCAAACTGCTGATACCTTCCTTGTAGATGAGTCTGCCCACTGGACTACTGAGCACAGGCTCCGTGGTATTGCTTATATGTATATACGGTTAGCCTTTGATGCTGATGTATTCCCCAATGGTATCCCTGAGATCACAGCTACCATCAGTGGTAAGAAAGTCTATGACCCTCGTACATCAACGACAGTATGGTCAGATAACCCAGCTTTATGCCTAAGAGATTACCTAACGTCCTCTTATGGCATAGCTGAAGACACAGCTAACATTGATGATACTTTGGTTATTGCTGCTGCTAACGTGTGTGACCAGACTAACACAATCGCTGGTACAACACGTTATACTTGTAATGGTGCTTTCACTACAGCCTCTACACCATATGACATGATAAATGCCCTCTTGACTTCTATGGATGGTAGCTTGTGGTATGCTCAAGGTAGCTGGAGAATGAAGCCAGCATATTGGACTGCACCTGTACTTGATCTTAATGAGGATGACTTACGTTCTAGTGTCAGTGTATCCACACGTCACTCCCGTAGGAATAACTTCAATACTGTCAAGGGTACATTCCGTGGTGAAGAGAGCAACTGGCAGACTACAGACTACCCACAAGTAACTAATGCAGCATTTGTTGCCGCTGATGGTGGACAGGAGTCCGTAGCTGATGTTGATCTACCATTTACAGATAACTCTATTGAAGCTAGACGCATTGCTAGAATTTCGCTGGAGCGTAACCGACAGCAGCTTACTGTTAATGCTTCCTTTGGGCTAAAGACACTTCAGGTACAAGTTGGTGATAACATCCGCTTGACTAACTCCCGCTTTGGTTGGGATAACAAAGAGTTTGAAGTTATCGCTTGGAACTTTGGCCTTACTGATGGCCTTGACCTACAGACACAGATGACCTTACGGGAAACTGCTGAATCTGTATATGATGAAGTTGATGATGGTGTCGTCTACGAGAGAGATAACACAACTCTCCTATCACCCTTTAGTGTTCCCTCTGTCGGACTGTCTGTGTTAGCTGAGGCTCAGGTTAGTAACCAAAAAGTATCTAATATAGCTGTAGCTACAGTTACATCAAGTCGCCCAGAGGGTATTGACTATGTAGAAGTAGAATACAAGCTGTCAACTGAATCAACCTATTCCTCTTTTGGTCAGGGGCCGCTGGGTGAATTTAAGGTAAGAGACTTACAAGTTGCTGACTATGACTTTAGAGCTAGGGCTATAAACACCTTTGGCATCAAGGGGGAGTTTTTTAATATATCAGATGTGGAGATCAATGCTTTTATTGGTGATCCCTCTGATGTGTCTTCTTTAACGACAGAACTATCTGGAGGAACTCTATTTCTATCGTGGCCCCCTGTCCCTGATGCTGACTTGAGCCACTATGAAGTCAAGCATAACTCTAATACCACAGGTGCCACTTGGGGTAACTCCACTACAATCATTGAGAAGATTGCTAGACCGGGGACTTCAGCTACAGTTCCAGCTAGGTCGGGTACGTTCTTGATTAGAGCCTACGATAAGGAGGATAACTTTAGTGTTGCCGTGACTACCTCAGTAGTCCTTCCCTCTGAACTACCTCAGTTGGGTCAGACGGACACTCAAACTGAAGACCCGACATTCTCTGGCACTAAGACTAACACCACTGTAATCTCCAGTAATTTAGAGATTGACGATACCTCTGCCGCTAGTCCGACAGGTGAATATCTTTTCAGTAACTACATAGACACAGGATCATCTCGTAACGCTCGTATCACGGGTATACGCACATTCACCCGTGGTTATGATAATGGCACGTTACTGTGGGATAGCATTCCTCAGAACTTTGATACTTGGCCCGGTAACTTTGACACTTGGACGGATGAAACCGCTGAATTTGGTGATGTATCTATTGCAATTTATGTATCAGCCACACCAGATGATCCCGCCAGTTCTCCAACTTGGGGTAGCTACGTTCCTGCCAATGGTGCTATTGTAGTTGGCCGAGCCTTCCGCTTTAAGGCCATCTTAAGTAGTACAAACACAAACTTCACTCCAGTTGTATCTGCACTTAGTGCAACAGTTGAATACTAAAGGATAATACTAATGACCGAACGAGTAATCGTCATACCAAACGCCACTGCGTCAGTTACTAGAACCAACATAAACGATGCTTTAGCAGCACTTGGAAGCACTAATAGTGGGGCGAGTGAACCACCTAGTAGTCTTAACAATATGCTGTGGTACGACACTGCAAACCACCTGCTTAAGATGAAAGCGGAGACTGGCGCAGATTGGATTAGCATTGGTTATTTCGATCAATCAACAGATACCTTTAAGATACTTGATGATACGGTTGTAACAACTGCCGCTGGTGTTGATACAGATGGGATAATCGGAGATCAGTCCACAGCTACTTGGCAAGCTGGTACAGGAACTACTGAAAGCCTTGTGTCGCCAGCTAAGGTTAAGGCTTCTGTTGAATCTAATTCAGTTTCAGTCGGTTTGAATCAGACTTGGCAGGATGTAGCCGCCTCACGGTCAATAGGTACGAGCTACCAGAACACAACGGGAAAACCCATATTCGTTAGCGTGAGTGGGTACGGCTCATCTGGGGGTGTTCCTATGGCACAAGTGTCCGTGGATGGCTCTACATGGATTACCGTAGTGTGGAGATCGGATGCAGCGGTGAATACAGCCTCCTTTGTTGTGCCAAACAATAGCTACTATAAAATCGTAAATTTAATTGCCGTATCTGGCGGTTGGGCGGAGCTTCGCTAATGACTTATAAACTTGGAACACGCAGCCTACAGAATCTATCAGGCGTTAACCCTGATATGGTCGCTGTAGTTAAAAGAGCAATCGAGATCACTGAGGTTGACTTTACAGTCATCGAGGGTATCCGTCACATCAACCGTCAACGAGAGTTACTCAAGGCTGGTAAGTCAACTACCTTGAACTCACGACATATCACAGGTCATGCTGTAGACATGGTTCCTTATCCTGTCGATTGGGAAGACCTAGAACGCTTTGAGCTTATGGCTGAAGCTATGAAAGAAGCAGCAGAAGAACTCGACATTCCTATCGTATGGGGTGGTGACTGGAAGAGCTTCTATGATGCACCTCACTTTGAACTTGACCGAAAGACGTACCCATGAGCAGAGAGATGATTAACAATAATTTATCAATAGGGTTAATTTTAGGTCTCATTACTCAGGGTGCAGCTATCGTATGGACTGTCTCAATGATGATGTCGGATATCGAAAGTAACCGTGACGACATCTTAGAAACACAATCTAGGATCACAAGGCTTGAGTCTGCTGTTAACACTCAGGCTGTGTCGATGGCTAGGATTGATGAAAACATTAAAGCTATTCGCGGTGCAGTAGAGACTATGGCTAATAGGGGACGGTAGTGTTATGCGTACTGGCCTTTGTTTCCTTCGGACATGCTTGGACTGACGGGGGGAACCAGTTGTTCCAATACTGTTACTACGATTGTGGTCTCCCGAAGAATGGGCTTTGGTACGACAGGGTTTACAGGGTAAGCCATAACTATGTGTGTCCTATAGAGGTTAAGTTCAAATGATTGATCCTTTTACAGCATTTGCTGCCGCTCAGACAGCCGTATCAGCCATTAAACGTGGGATACAGTTAGGTAAGGACATCGGTGGTATCTCCAGTGATCTAGCTAAGTTCGCTGGGGCTATCTCTGACATTAACTTTGCACATAAGAGGGCTGAGGATCAACCTTGGTATGCTATCTTACTAGGAAGCCCCGGTCCAAGTGCAATGGACATCTTCGCTAAGAAGAAACAAGCGGAGGCTCTTCGTGCTGAAATTAAGCAGTATATTCAGTTTGCCTATGGTCAGTCGGCTTGGGACGAGCTTCTTAAGATTGAAGCCCAAGTTCGTAAGGATCGTCAGGCAACTCTGTATCGTAAGGCGGAGATCAAGCAGACTATTCTGGAGTGGACTTTGGGCATACTGGTGGTGGTATCAGGAGTTGGTATCCTCGGCTTGGGTATTTATCTCCTCGGTAAGAAACAAGGGAAGTGGTAATGACGATACTTGATGATTGGAAAGTTCTACCAAGGCTTATGATGTTGGCAGTCACTGTACTGACGTATCAAGCTGTACATTGGTTTATGTCGTTAACTGACCCCAGTGTAGCCCAGAGTGGGCTTGTATCGGTCTGTATGGGCGCTCTTACGGGGTGCTTTGGTATATGGATGGGTAAAGAGTCTAAGACTACAGTTACACCTACTAAGGTCGTACATGAGGAGAAGTATAGCAAATGATAGGTCAAATCATAAGTTCCATCGGTGGACTGGCTGCTAGTATCATCGACAGTAAGACACAGCTTAAACTGACGGAAGCTGAGATAAAGAAGAAGCAGTTAACTGGTGAGATCGACTGGGACATAGAAGCTATCCGTGCGACACAAAACTCATGGAAAGACGAGTGGATCACACTCCTGTTCTCTATTCCCTTGATACTAGCCTTCTGTGGTGACTGGGGTAATGCGATAGTACAAGCTGGGTTCGCTGCACTTGAGGGTATGCCAAAGTGGTATCAATATTCCCTCGGAGGTATCGTGAGTGCCAGCATAGGAATGAGGTCGGTATCGAAGTTCTTCGGTAAGTAAACCTAAATACAAGACACAAAAAAGCCGTAGGTATCCACTCAAGGACGCCTACGGCTTTTCTGATTCTAGTCTAGGTCTCCCATAACAGCAGCTAGACCTTGGTATAACGTCTCTACGTCAATCTTTATCTTCCCTATAGTGTAAGTCACCCATAGTAGAACTAAACTGTTTAACAGCATCAACCCCTCGAATAACGTCATTAGATACCCTCCTCCATGAACGTCTTAACCCACATTGCTGTGATGCCTGATCGTACAATATCCTCAACACCAAACTCAATAATTGGCACAGGTAACATATGCTTCTTCGCTAAGTGGATCACCTTTGACAACCCGTCAGCTTCCTTTAGGTCACTCTGCATAACGTCACCATTGAGAACGATTGTCGTACCCTCTCCCACACGGGTCAGAACCATCTTAAGTTCATGTAGTGTGATGTTCTGTGTTTCATCGACAATTATGAAGGCATTATCGAAGCTACGCCCACGCATGAGTGCAAGAGGTGCCATCTCAATGTTGCCATTCTTGATCCCTG